TCATATTTAATTTCATATCCCGTAAAACATGAAATTGTTCATGTAATAAAATTATTAGGAAGATTTTTTTATTATGGTTCATTGAATTATGATAATAATATTAGCAATAATTCATATCCAGGAATAAGTAATTCTCCTGTTGGGGATAAAAGTGGTACGGGAACAGGATATTCTAATACATCAGACACCAATATACCAAAAAAAGAAGGAAAAGAAGATGATTTAGGAGATACGTTTAAAGATGCAAATGATAAAATTAAACCTATAGAACCATCAGAAGGAGATGTTTTATTAAGAGGAAGATTCGGACAAACTATTCGGTTGGGAAATAATCCTAAGACTAATCTACCAAATATTAAAATTACAGTTGGTCAGGTTCCAGAAGTTGATTCATTAAATATAGGTGAAGTGTATATAGAAGACATAAACAATGTACCTACTTCAATGTGGTTTCTATCAAATGAAAAAGTTGATATACAACCAATAACTCAAGGAAAAGCATATCACCTAAAATCTGTAAAAGATACTCCAACTTATGATGGTAACCAAGTAATAATAAATACAGATGGAATAATATTTAATTCTAAAAAGAACGATCAGTTATTTTTTTCTAATAAAGGAATGTCATTTTGTACAAATGGATATATTGCTTTAGATTGTTATAAAGATATAGGAATAACAACAGTTAACAAATTAAACATTCAAGCTCAGAATGGAATGTATATTGATAGTAAAGAAATATTATTAGGTAAGGATGCAAAAGAACATATGGTATTAGGTGATGAATTAGTAACTTGGTTTAAAGAACTGTTAGATGAACTGGCTACAGAAACGCATCCAACTGGATCAGGACCATCTGGTCCTCCAGTAAATTCTGCTAAATATAAAGGTCTTAAAATTAAATTAAATAAGATATTAAGTAAAACTAACCGGACTATATAAATGATTCAATGGTCAAGTTTTGAGAATGAATTAGCAAATTATTTTGATAGTAGAATAGCGAAATCAGAAGATGATGCAGCTAGAAGAATCTCAGATCTATATGACAGATATATTAAAACTGGAGAAACTATATACAAAAATCGTATAATAAAATCTAATAAATCAATATTAGAAGATTTTATTAAGCGTGCTCTTAAATCAGGTAGAGCAGGCAGTATATCAACTATAGTTTCATTAATTAGTTCTGGAATATTGTTATACTGGAGAGCAGTTATAGTTGATACTATTATGCCTCCACCTGGAACAGTTTCTGTAGTTTCTAATATTGTAATAAATCCAGGAGCTCCACTAAATTTCCAGATAAGAAATTCAATGGCGTCTAAGTTATTAGCAAAAAATATGATAACTGCATTTAAATTACACACTTTTTCAGTATCAGGAATAAATACTGCAGTGACATATGTTATGGGTACCATCGTACCCATAGGATACCCCTGGAGCGGAATTAGGTAAAAAAAATAAAAAGAACATATTTATATTTATAAAATTAAGGAAACAATTTATGCCAAGTGGAGTCTATACTAGAAAACCATTCTCAGAAGAAGCTAGAAAAAATATGTCTAAGGTACAAAAGGGTAGAATACTTTCAGAAGAAACTAAGAAAAAAATGTCTGAGGCGAAGAAAGGTAAAGTTCTTTCAGAAGAAACTAGAAAAAAAATATCTATTGATAACAAAGGTAAACCTAGTTCAATGGGTATGCTTGGAAAACAGCACTCTGAAGAAACTAAAATAAAAATGCGGTTGTCAGCTATAAAAAGAATAGAAGAAAATAAATTAAATGGAAATCAACTAATTCCATTTTATAATCCAAAATCTATTCCTATAATAGAAGAATATGGTAAAGCTAACGGTTATTTATTCCAACACGCTGAAAATGGTGGAGAATTTCGTATACCAGACTTAGGTTACTGGGTAGATGGATATGATAATACTAAGAACGTGGTAATAGAATATTATGAGAAAGCTCATAAATATTATGAGGAACGAGATGAAAAAAGAAAACAAGAAATCATCAGTTACTTAGATTGTGAATTTATAGAAATTAAAGAATAAACATAGGACATTTATGGACAATATAAAACTTGCCAAATTAATTGATTTAATTGTGCAGAAACGGTTAAAAAGAGTTTTGAACTCACAGGAATTTGATGTATTAGTAGAAAAAATAGTTTCTAAAAGAATAGATAAATTATTACTTAGAGAGTCTTCATTAAAGAAGACTAGAATAAATACTAGTTTATCTAGTTTATTTTCAGAAGATGAGGATTTAGAAGAAGAAGTTCTTGTAAAGCAACAAATACAAGGAAAAACATTTTCTAAGAATCCACTGTTAGATAATATTTTAAAGAAAACTGCTATATCTACAATAGCTAATTTGAATAATGCACAAATAGATATGGCTGCACTACAGAACGAAAGTTATGCGTTTGCAAAATCTAATATGAGAGGCTCAGGAAAACTTATAGATGAAAGTCTTCCATTAAGTAAACATACTGTATCATCTGATATAGTTTCTGATAATCCAGAAGATTCTGTGGATTTATCACAGGTTGATCCATCTACAATAATACATCAACCTAATAATGATGCATTAATGTCAGCATTCACAAGAGATTATAGTGAATTACTAAAAACAACTGAAGAAAAATCTAAGGTTAGAAGAGGAGTGATAAAGTAATGGCATTTGGGATTAATATAGATTATCCGATCACAAAAGGAAGTGATGGATTTTTTAAAAAAACATATTCAAATGTAGATGCTATTAGAAGTAAAGTAAATATTTTATTTCGTACAATGCCAGGCGAAAGACCATTTAGTCCAGAGTTTGGATTAGGACTACATAAATATTTATTTTCTCCTTCAACTATGGAATTAGAAGAATTTATTAGATTAGAAATAGAGCGCAAAATTGAAAAATATGTGCCAGAAATAGTTTTAAATAATTTAGAAATTGAGCGGTACGAAAATGAATTGAATATAAAAGTATCATATTATTTAAAAGCAAATTCTACGTTACAGGAAACGATAGAAATTACTGTTAAATAAGGAAATAAAGTGCCAGAATTTAAAAGAAGTTGTCCTAGATGTAATAGAGAAATTATATATAAAACTAAAAAAGGATTAAAATGTGCAAATATCCATGTCTCTAACTGTAAAAAAATGTGCATATACTCTCAGAGTTAGACCTAGTAATATCGGTGAAAAAATATCTAGGGCTAAAATGGGACACAGTGTATCTAAAGAAACTATAAATAAAGTAAGATTAGCTCATATAGGAATTCCGCTAACCGAAGAACATAAGCAAAAAATAGGATTAAAACATAAAGGTAAAATTTTATCAGAAGAAACTAAACACAAAATATCCAATTCGCGCACCAGTTCACATTGGAAACCATTTCCAGTTGATAATATAATAGAATTTAAAAGAAATTGTCCTATGTGTAATATAGAAATTATTTATAGAAAGAGAAAATACTTAATTGCTGCAATTATTAATAATGCTGAATGTCGACACTGTTATAATGCACACAACAACTTAAACAAAAAGTTTTCATCAGAACATAAAACCCGCTTAAGATTATCAGCAATTAAAAGAATTGAAGATAGAAATGGTATAATATGGCCCAATTATAATATAGAAGCGTGTAAAATAATGGAAGAATATGGTAAAGCTAACGGGTACAATTTTCAACACGCAGAAAATGGCGGAGAATATAGAATACCAGAACTAGGATATTGGGTAGATGGATATGATAAGACTAAAAATGTTGTGATTGAATATTATGAAAATGCACATAAAAGACGCGTAGATAAAGATGAAAGAAGAAAACAGGAAATTATAGAATATTTAGGTTGTAAATTTATAGAACTTAAAGAATGGGAGATGAAAAATGCCATCACGTAATGTTTTGAAGGATGTTTTATATTTAAACAAAGATTTTAAAACTATTAGAAATAACCTGATTGATTTTACTAAAGTTTATTTTCCAGATGATTATCAAGATTTTTCTCAGGCTTCAACTGGGATGATGATGATCGAAATAGCATCATACGTGTCTGATATACTATCTTTATATACAGACATTCAATTAAGAGAATCATTCATACAATTGGCCCAAAATAAAACAAATGTTATTAATGGAGCATATGCACTTGGTTATATACCTAAACTAGGAGGTGTTTCTTATACTACTTTAGATGTGTATCAAGTTATTCCAGCAACAGGATTTCCTTTTACTCCTGACTGGAGATATGCACTGAGGATTTCTGATCTTAAAGCAGTATCAGAAACTAATTCTGATATAATATTTAGAGTGGATGATGTAATTGATTTTGCTGAATCTGGTTCATATCCTACTGAAATAACAGTATATGAGACGAACTCAGCAGGAGATGAAGTAACTTATTTTCTATTAAAGAAAAGTGTACCTGCATCCTCTGGTATAATAGTAGAAAAAGATTTTACTATAACATCTCTAGAAAAATATTTAACTATTATATTACCAGATAATGATATTATTGATATAGTTAGTGTTGTTGATTCTAACAGGAATAATTGGTACCAAGTACCTTATTTAGCACAAGATACAATTTTAGAAAGTGTCAAGACAGAATTGATAGATCAAGACAATTTGTCTTCATATAGTAGAACTGTACCCTATTTATTGAGATATAAAAAAGTAGCAAAGAGATTTATTAAAAAAATAAGAGCAGATGGAAGAACAGAAATTCAATTTGGTGCAGGTACATCTGCATATCCAGATGAAATGATAATTCCTAATCCAAAAAATGTTGGATATACATATTTTAATATGCCACTTGATCCACGGAGTTTTTTAAGTACTAGAACTTATGGTCAAATACCAAACAATACAACGTTGACTATTGTCTATGTAAGAGGTACTGATGAGAGGGCAAACGTAGCTACTGGAGATATTAATATTGTAACAAAAACAATAGTTGAAATCGATGATACTGGATTAGATGCGGCTTTATTAAATAGAGTAAAGTCATCAGTAGCAGTTATAAATTCTACGCCTGCAGTCGGGTCTAAAGGAGCTGAAACTATCGAGGATATAAGAAATAATGCCTTAGCATATTTTTCTGCCCAAGACAGATGTGTAACAAGAGAAGATTATGAGATAAGAATACTTTCTATGCACCCTAAATATGGAAGTGTGGCTAAGGTTAAGATAGAACAAGATACACAGATATTGAATAGTAAGACTATACAAGATAATACTAATTATAATATAAGATTTATAAATCCTTTAGCTTTAAATGCATATTGTTTAGCATATGATTCAAATAAACACTTAATACCTTTAAATGCAGCTATAAAAAACAATCTAAAATTTTATTTAGATAATTATAGAATGGTAACGGATGCGGTAAATATAAAAGATGCATATATAATAGATATTGGAATAGATGTAGATATAATTGTATTTCAGAATGTAATTAATAAAAGGGAAGTTTCCCTGCAGTGTGTAAATGAATTAAAAAAGTACTTCGAAATTGATAAGTGGTCCATTGGAATGCCAATTATATTATCAGAAATCTATAATTTATTGGACAATGTAGATGGTGTAAGAACAGTGTCAGATGTGCGAATAACTAATAAATATGATTCAACAGGGGAACAATATTCAAATAATTTTTATGGAATACAGTCTGCAACTATTAATGGAGTAGTATTTACGTCTTTAGATCCATCAATTTTTCAGGTAAAATATCCTAATTCAGATATTTTTGTGAGGAGTCAATAGTGTATAAAAAATGTATACTCTGCGGTGTAAAATTTAAAGCAACTAATAAAAATAAAAAATATTGTTCTAGACAATGTTATGGAATAAGTATTACTGGAGATAAAAATCCCGCATGTAGAATTGATGTTAGAAAAAAATTATCTATTCAAAAA